GGCATTGGTTATTGCTGCAGAAGGTGAAAGAACTTGGCGAGCTCTGTATCAAGGAAAACCTACAAGTGCTATAGGTAATGTGTTTGACCCTACATGGTGGAAATCTTTTCGTAAGACAGACTTTGTAATGGAAAGAGAAAGAAAATTGCTTTCTGCTGAAGAAATAAATTCACGTAAAAGATTTGAATATTTACAATTATCTATAGATGCTTCATTCAAAGATACAGAGAAGGGTTCTTTTGTAGCTATGGGTTTACGAGGTATCTATAGAGGTGGTATTTACTTGTATCATCAAGTAAATAAACGTATGGGCTTTGTAGAGACAATGGAAAAGATAAAATGGTTTACTAAAGAATTTCCGGAAATAGATGAACTTGTTATAGAAGATAAAGCAAATGGTAGTGCTATCGCAGATGTATTAAAATATGAACCTTCAGCTCCTCCTGTTGTTACAGTAAATCCAATGGGTGGTAAAATGTCAAGAGCTGAGGCAATAGCTTATTATGTAAAAGCTGGTATGATGTATATTGCTGAGGACCTTGATGATGAGGTTGATTGGCATATGCCAACAACTATGACGCCTAGAGAACGTGTTATCGCTCAACATAAATCATTTCCTTATGGTAAACATGATGATATGGTAGATGAATGTTCTCAAGGATGTATACGTTTAATTAAATTAATAACAGGTGAGACACCTAAACCAGAACGTAGATTTGTACGTTATACAAAATGGTATCCTGATATGTGGGAAGATTTTGAACAAATGAATGCTAAAGAACAAGAAAAGTTTATTCAAATATATGGTGCACCAGAAGAATGGATGTCAGGTGCATAAAAAATAATTATCTTATATAGAATGAAATTATAAACAGGAGAAACTATATGGACAGAACTGATTTGTATTTGCAATGGCAAATAGATAAATACTATGAGAATACTAAACGCGAGAATGAGATGGTGCAAAAGGTCACCGCTCTTTTTACTATCGCAGAAAGTTATCAGCAAAAAATAGATTATGTGAACTACAAAAATTTAGAAAAATGGCGTAAGGCTTATCTCGGCAAATTAAATGCGCTTGATATGACTACAGGAGAAGAGAGTACACGTAAGAGTAAAAATTTACGTAAAATGATATATGAACTCATTGAGAGCAAAGTAGATAATTCTATTCCTATGCCAAAAATAACACCGCGTTGTAAAGATGATTTACCTCTTGTAGATATAACAGAAAATTATCTTAAATTTGAAATGGACAGAATGTTAACAGAACAAGAAAATGACCGTAGTGAAAGAGCTACCTATATTGATGGTACTAGTTGGTATAAGATATGTTGGGACAGTCTTGATAGTACACATGATAGGAGTGGAGATTTACGTATAGATGTTTTATTAGCAGACCAGGTAATACCTGAACCTTGCGTTAAAAACTATAAATTAATGAATTATTGTTTTGAACGCTCTTATATGAGCTTAAGTCAAATTTATGATTTATATGGTAGAGCAATATTGCCATCAGAAACAGGTAATACCTGCGAGATTATTACCTATTATTATAAAAATGAAAAAGGTATTGTTGGTAGATTTATATATGCTAAACACTCTTCTCAAGTTATAGCCTGGGAAGAAGATTGGCAAATACGTAAATTAAGAAAATGCAAGACATGTGGAATGGTAAATCCAATAAATGAATTCTGTAGTAATTGTGGCTCTGATAAATTTATATATGAGAATGCAACAAAAGAAATACTCAAAGAGGACTTAATAAGATTAAGAAATCCTTATGAAGAAGGTGAAACAGATGACCCTACTGATAATGTAAGAGAAGAGGTATTTCTTAAGGCCGGAACAGAAATACCATTTTATCAAATCAGACAACTTCCTTTTGTACCAAGACCTAGCATATCTTCAATAGATACAATATATGGTATAAGTGAAGTAAGTATCTTGCTTGATATGCAAGATAGTGTAAATAAAATTTTGACTAAAGTAGAAGATAAAATAATGAAATCAGGCACTGTAATTACAGTACCTAATAGAATTAAACTTAATAATACAGATGATACATTTAAAATTTTAAGTGTAAAAACGTCAGATGAAGCAGCTATGCTTCAGTCAAAACAAATAGTCGCAGATATACAATATGATATAGCAGGTGCTCAATTATTCTATGAAAGTGCCAGAGCTTCTTCTGGTGTTACTGAAAGTTATCAAGGACGAAAAGATAATACAGCTACTTCTGGAAGAGCTAAAGAAATAAGTGCTCTGCAAAGTGCTGGTAGATTAGAGTCACTTCGCATTATGAAGGCAGCTGCATTTGCTGGAGTTTATGAATTAGCCTTAAAATATTTGATAGCATTTAGTGATGAAACGAGAAAATTTGTAAAGATTTTACCTGACGGACAAAAAGAAGAAATGCTATGGAACAAATATATGTTTCTACGCAAAGATGAATATGGTAACATTTATTATACAGATGATTTTGCATTTTCTACAGACCCAGCTGCTACTCTTTCTAATAACCGCGTACAAATGTGGCAAGAAACTTTACAGCATTTTACTATGGGAACCATGGGTAATCCAAGTGACCCAAGAACACTTAAATTGTTTTGGAATATTATGGATAGTATGCAATATCCTTTGGCAAAACAAATTATAGCGGGTATAGAAGAAGCCTCAAATCATTTACCTCCTGAGATTGAACAGGCTATTTTACAAAACCCAGAAATTTTACAAACGATAATTGCATTAGTAAATGGAGAGGAAGAACAAAGAGGTGGAGCTAGACCTAATTCCGGACCTGAAGGAAATGGTTTTTCTCATGCAGCAAATGTCTCTAGAACTAATATGAAGAATAGTGCTGAGATAGAGAGAAATTCAACCATGAATAAAATGCAATTAACCGGAGGAAATATATGAAAAGTCTAGGAAATGAAATATTTGTACAGAAAGGTGAAACTTGGTCATTAGATTTTGAAATAACTACTGACAAAGGTGACCCTTTTATGTTATTTAAAGGTTGGAGAAATCCTTATTTGGTTATGACACTAACAGCCGCTCGATATGAGCAAAAAGGGAATTTCCGTCAATCTTGGTGGCTTGATATAGACAAAGCCCTTGTAGAAAAAGCTGATGGCAGTATGGAATTGGTTCCAATGAAAAGATTTGTATGTACAAAACCTTTGTATACAGAAGATTTTAATATTGAAACAATATTAGCAACATATGATAATTTTACAGCGAATGGTGATAAGACAAACACTTCTGATATAACAAATTATTTGTTTTATCAAGACAACCTTGGTGAAAAACTTTATAAATACGTTAAAGACTATACTTTTGATGCTGAAAATGGCAGATATATTGAAGAATGGGAAGAGTATAAATTTCGTATTGTAAAACAATTTTCTACAGAAAACTGGATAGAGCAAAATTATCTCTTTGACATAAAAATATTGGCAGGAGAAAGTTTAGAAGAGCATGTTTATAATTATTTGTTGAGTAATAATATAACAGTAAAAATGGCAGAAACACAAGAAGAATTACAAACACAAATAAATCAAATAACAGATAGAGATAAAAAGAAAGAAATGCAAAAGTTATTTGATGAGGGCTGGCCTCTTTTCCCAAATTTTGATACAAATTTAATCTTGCTAAATCCAACTAAATTAAACGTAAGTGCTAATATTATGGGAGGTATCAAATAATGATAAATATTAGAGAAACAGCTATAATACCTTATAATAAAACATCTAATGTAATACATATTAAAGATAAATATCATTTATATGCGCCTATTGCGGGCTTTAACAATGTTGGTCTAGCTGCCTTTACTTCAAGAGATTTTAACATAAAAAATAATGGTACAGTAGAACTAAAAGTAAATTTGGTAGATTTTTATGATACTTGTAATACTACATTTGCAGAACAAAATCAACGACTTATTAGTGTTGAAACCCATGCTAATGCTAAAAATAATCCTCATGAGGTAACGAAGGGTCAGGTAGGTTTAAATAATGTAGATAATGTAAGGCAAATTCCTCTTAGCTATATAGACCACGACCCATTTTTAGGCGGAGAAAATCCAAGTCCTGACAAAATACCTTCTCAATTTGCTGTAGCCACAAGAGTTAACAGCATAGTGTCAAATGTGCAAGCGGACTGGAACGAAAACAACAGTTTAGAACCCGCTTACATAAAAAATAAGCCACAATATGATGCGATACCTACCGCAGATAGCGGAAATTTAGTGAAAAGCGGTGGGATAAAGGCTGGCACACTTGCGGATATAGCATCTCACAATGTAAATGAAGATGCACACGAGGCCATACGAGATACAGTTGCAATGGTGAAGAAGATAGCCGAAGGCAGTCATGTGGCAATCGCATTTGACGATGAAGCACAGCTTACGGCATGGATAAACGGCGAATTTACAAGGGAAGACGGAAAAGTAGTAGGGGATTTAATATTCGGGCAGAACATATATTTACGAGCTTTAAACGAGCCTGATTATTGGGTTAGCAAATTGCCCGTTTTTTCGATTTCGGATTTAACAAAACTTCCCACTGAAAAGATAGATTTATCGGATTATAACGAAGCGATTAAGGTTATATGGGGGTTAGCATGATACATAGCGGATATATGGCAATGAAAAGCCCAAGCGGTGAAGTAAAGCATTTAACACCTATTATTTATAAAGAAAAGATAGGCGGTGGAACTACCCCCGAAACAGGCGACTACCGAGTACGCTTTTATGACTATGACGGAACATACAAAGATGTATGGGTAAATGAGGGTGAAGATGCC